CCGCGTCGCGCCTGCATTCCACGCCCGCTTCATCGTCGATTCCTGCGCGTGCATTCCCGGCCGCGGAACGCTCTATGCGGCCCAGCGCCTCGAATCCAAGATCCGCAGCGCGACGCACAACTGGAGCCAGCCAGCTCATTACCTCAAGCTGGATATCGCCAACTTCTTCGTCAGCATCGACAAGCGGATCTTGCGCGCGCAACTGTCCCGGTACATCGCTGAGCCGTGGTGGATGCGCTTGGCCGACCTGATCCTGTTTCATGACCCGCGTCAGGATTTCGATTTTCGAGGACGTCCGGAAACCCTGCTGCGCGTTCCGCCACACAAACGCCTCGCATCGCAGCCCGCCCACATCGGACTTCCCATCGGGAACCTCAGCAGCCAGTTCTTTGCGAATGTCTTTCTTGATGTGCTCGACCAGCATGTCAAGCACAAGATACGGGCGCGCTATTACATCCGCTACGTCGATGACTTCATTCTGCTGCATGACGATCCGCAGTGGCTCAACGCGGCCCTCGCGGACATAAGCGCCTTCCTTCCTGCTCGGCTTGGCGTACAGCTCAATACGCGCAAGACGATCCTGCAGCCCATCGAACGCGGCGTCGACTTCGTCGGCCAGGTCATCAAGCCGTGGCGGCGTAGCACCCGGCGCCGGACCGTGGCACACGCAATCACTCGGGTCGAGCGGATCGACCAGGCGCAGATATTCGAGGTGGCCAACAGCTACTTCGGCTTGCTTGGGCAGGCTACCAGCCACCACCACGACCGAGCTCGGCTTGCAAATGCGCTACGTAGGCGCGGGCAGAGCATCAAGGCTGATCTCACAAAGACATACCGGAGACCACTGTAATGCGTCTCTCGCCGCAGCAACTCACCGATATTACCGGACGCAAGCAGCGTAAAGGTCAGACCAAGTGGTTCAAGGACTACTTGGGCACAACAGTACCCTGCGATGAGCGCGGCCCGATCATCACGCTATCAGCATACGAAGACCTGGTAAAAAAGCAGCTCGGCGTGCTGGGCATAACGACGGATTCCGCGCCGGTACGCAAGCCGGCCCTGATAATGAGGAATGGAAGCCGAGCATGAATCGTCAACGCACAACATCGCGGACCCTGACGGGAAGCCGCATATATATCCGGCGGGGGAAGTACCAGTACTTTTCGCCCGTTCCAATCGTAAATCCAGCGACCGGAAACGCTACCAAGTGGCACGTCCTATGCCCCGTCGGAGATGGCGAGCTCAAGGCGCGCACGCTACTGGATGCCCTCCTCAACAAACGGCAGAGCGAACCCGACGACGGCGACTTTCTGATCTGGTTCGCCAAGTGGAAGACGATCATCGGAAAGAAGCGCACCACGGATTCCCCATCCGATCCCGCGCGCGCCAGGATCTGGGACGAGAGCGGAAAGGCACTCATGTCGGCGCTGGGTGTTGTTGAAGCTGCATTCCGAAAATACAACCTGGCCGAGATTACGCCGGCGGTCGTAGCCACTTTTGTGGATCAATGGGAAGGTCGCCGCAGCGCGCAATCCTATCGTGGACACCTCTCCAAGTTTTTCGCCTGGTGCTGCCGTAAAGGTCTGATGAACACCAACCCGGCCCGCGAGGTGACCGTCGACGTGCCACGGCAACGTGACGTCTACATCACCGATGAGCAATACGTGGCGATCCGCAACGCCTGCCTTGTCGGCCGCGACGGGCGCCCGACCCGCACCGGCGAGATGGTCCAGTGCTACATGGATTTGCTGTACCTCATCTACCAGCGCGGCACTGAGATCCGGCTTCTAAAATGGTCTGACGTGAAAGACGGTGGCATCCTCTTCAAGCCTACAAAGACCGAGAAATCATCGGCGGCAAAAGTGCTGGTCCCCGTCGCTGCTGATGTGCTTGCCGTGCTCACCAAGCTCAAGAATATCCGAAAGATGTGCTCCGTATACGTGATCCACACGGAGCATGGGCAGCCCTACACGGCGCATGGAATTGGCAGCCTTTTTGATCGCGCCTGCGACCGCGCGAAAGTTGAGGGCGTAACCCTTCGGGACATTCGGGCCAAGGCGGCAACCGATGCAAGCAAAGGCGGTTACACCGATGAGCAAATCATGACAGCACTCGCCCACACCGACGTTTCGACTACCCGAAAATACATCCGCAGCCGCAACACGCCGGTGTCGGAAGTCGAGATGCACCTACCTGCGGGCGCAAAAGTAAGCGGCTAAAATACAATTCCGAACCCAGCAATGGCGCGGCATTTGAAGCACCTTAAAAACGACATTTTGTTAGCCGATACTTCGTATATTCTGTTTTAAAACAGATAATTACATAATATTTTTGTGGTTGCATAAAGCGCACGCGCGCGCCGCGGCCGCCGGCTGAGGACTCGATCCACTGCATCAGCTCGCGGCCGACGTTGTCGACCGACAGGTTCGCGGTGGGCTGCTGGCCCTGGGCCTCGTCGGGCAGCGTGACTCTAAAGCCCATCCCCGAAAAAACATGGCCGCCGCTGGTGATGTCCTGCGAGTCCCCGACGACACGCACCGGATCGGGGAGGTCGGGGTGAGTGATCTCCAGCAGCACCAGCGGCGGGTCGGCGGAGACGGTGCCGTGGAGCTGACGATGGGCGGTGAGGCTGTAGGTGCGGCTCATTGCCAGGTCTCCAGGGTGAGGGTGAGCATCCAGCCTGCGTCCAGCGCGACGGAGGCGACGGGCTTGGCATCGCCGAGGGTGCCATCCTTGATGCGCGCCTGCACGGCAGCCTTGCGCACCGGGTCGGTCCAGGTGAACCACAGCGCACCGTTGGAGAGCGTGGATTGAAACCAAGCCAGGAAAGCAAGGTAGTCGGTGCGCGAGCCGAACAGCACGGTGAGCGGGCGGCGCACCATCACGCGGCTCTTGACCAGCACGGTCTTGGACGGGCCGCTGTCCATGTCGGAGGACAGCAGGCCGGACTCGCGCTGCTCGGCGTAGCTGGCGAGCAGCACGGCGGCGTAGGTGGGCCAGACGGGTGTGGTCATGATTTACCCCAGCGCCTGCCGGATCGGGCCGTTGGTCTTGAGGTCCCGCAGGATGATGTCGACGACCATTCCGTTAGCATCAAAGCGCGGCGACGCGCTGATCGCTTTTGAGGGCTGAGAGGTCTGGTTGACGACATTGACCTGGATGGTCTGCGGCGACGAGGACTTGCCGTTTTGCGCGGCCGGGACAATGGCCTCGCCCTTGTGCGCATAGACCAGCATGTCAGCGGGCAGGTAGTCGGTGCCGACGTCGAGGGAGGGCACCGCCAGGGCAGCGTCTGGAGTGCTCGCCCCTCCAAACATCGACCCAATCAGCTTTCCAAATCCGCCGGCTGCCTTGACTGATGTGGCTAGCGGGCCGGTGATCGATTGCTGTATCTGGATGCGCACGATGTCCGCAAGGATGCTGTCCGCAAGAGATTTAAAGTCCAGCTTTCCGGTGGTCGAAAATGTAACCAGGGCATCCTCCATGCCCTTGAAAGCGCGTGTCATAGCCTGCTCGGTCTTGGCGGCGACGTTGGTGACGTCGTCAAGATAGGCCTGCAGGGCCTTGTCGGCGCCGTACTCCCATGAGCCGTTGAGCCGCTGCTGCTGGTCATACAGATCGGAGACGGATTTTTTTTGCGTGTCGAGCGTGTCATTGAGCTCGCCCATCAGCTTGTTGTATTGATCAGTGTCGATCTTGCCGCCGGAGTACAGATGCGTCAGGGTCTTGGTGACCTCACGGCCCTTTTCATCGACAGCGCGCAGCGCCGCCTCCTGCTCCCGCAGCGCGGCCGGCATGATGGTCATGCTGTCCTGCCGGTTGGCGTTGTCGCGGCCGTAGCTCGCGCCGATGTCGGTGATCGACAGGTGCGCGGCGTCGTAAGCCAAGCCGCGGGCGCGCTCCTGCAAGGCCTGGGCATTTTTGATAAAGACATCCCACTGCACGGCCAGCTTGGCGATCTGATCCGGGGTCAGCTTGACGTAGCCGTCGGAGATGTCCTGCAAAAACTTGGCGTGCTCCTTCGTCGCGTCGGTGATCTTGGCTGTGGTTGATAGCTCAGCTTCCTGGGCGGCGATCTTTTCGCGGATTGACTTATTGACCTGGGCGTAATAGTCCACCTCAGTCGGGCCTTTGGGCTGCTTGTTGAGCTCGGCAATGCGCGCGTTATGTGCGGCGAGCGCCTTGGCGTAGTCCTGCGAGGTGTGGTCAAAATCGGCCGTGACGAGCGCAAAGGCCTTGTTTTCGGCCTTGATACTGTCAGAGGTCTTTTCGGCGGTAGTCTCAAGCTTGGAGTTGGAGAGGTAGGCGTCGAGCATCTCCTGCTGCTTGGCCTTTTGCGCCGCGAAGTCGGCAGCGAGGTCGGGCACCTTGAGGTTGCGCTTGCCCTCGGCGATAGCCAGGTCATCGAGCGCCAGGCGCGTGTCCTTGAGCTTGCGCGTGTAGTCGTCGAGGGTCTGGGTCTGCATCGGGTCGAGATACCCGCCCTGCCTGTCCTTGACCCCCAGCATGCGCGACTGCCCATCCTGCGCGCCGGCAAAATCATTGAGCAGGTTTGCGCGCACCTGGGTGGTGTCAAACTTGCCCATATTGAGCGCACCGGCGTTAAAGCCGCCAATGGCCATGAGGATGCGCTGTACGATTCCGGCCTGATTGCCCAGCTCACGCATCGCCGCCGCCGACTCGTTGAGGCCGCGGGTGAGCGGCGTCATACCGCCGCCGTCGGCGCCGTTGGAGATCGTCCGCTTCCAGTCCTCCCAGGCGCTGGCGAGGCGATTGGTAGCGCTGGTGAGGGTGTCGACGGACTGATAAGTCTTATTGAGCTCGTCGGCAAACTTGGGCAAAAAGTCCTTGGTGGCGAGTCCGCCGGCCTGCAGCAGCTTGCCTAGCTCGCCGGTGGTCATGCCCATCGCGCGCGCCGCGACCTGGAAGGCGCCCGGCAGGCGCTCGCCGAGCTGGCCGCGCAGCTCCTCGGCCTGCACGGTGCCCTTGCTGACCATTTGCGAGAGGGCAAGCAGGATTCCCTGGGTCTCGTCGGCAGAGAGCCCCAACTGGCTGGTAGCCTTGGAGACGCCCTCGAAGGTGCTGCGCAGGGTATCGGCAGTGATTCCGGAGCCCTTTGCGGCGGCGGTGAACTGGGCGTAGGCGGTGGAGGCTGTGGCAAAATCCAGCCCCAGCTTGCGCACGGTCTCGCGCAGATACTCCAGTTCAGCACCGGCATTGCCATTGGTTGAAAAGTTGAGCGAGGCGGCGAGCTTTTGTGCGTCCTTTTGCGCCTCGGTGAGCGCCGATGAGATGGTGCGAACCGCATCGATTGCCATGTTGCTTGCAGCGAGCGCGATAAAGGCCTCGCCGACCATCTTGACGGAGGACTCGGCCTGCGTTGCCGCAGCTTCAATGCGCGTCATCGACTGCTCGGCGACGTCGCTGGCGCGACGCATGTCCTCCCCGAAGGCGGCCATGTTGGCCTCCAGCGAGACGACGAGACTGCCCAGCGCGGCGCTCATGCGTGCTCCTCCTGCGGGCGGATGCCGAACAGCACGGCACGGCGAAGCGAGTTACGCTCAGACATGGTCATTGGGGCTTCCTCAGATTCATCAATGGGGGCGTGGTCGGCGGCTTCGGCGCGGGCGCGGGGCATAAAGTCCATTGGGGTCAGCGGGTCGGAGTCGGCCGCGCGGTGGCAGTTGGCGACCGTGGAGGCGATGATGCCGGCGCGCAGATCGGCCGGCGCCTCGCCCCAGGGCTCCAGCCCGTAGTACTCAGCCCACTCGACCAGCTCGGCATGGGTGACGGTAGCTGTCAGCTCGGCCACCGTACGACCCAGCGCCAGCGCTAGGCGGAAGGCGAAGCGTCGACCGGGGTCGGTACGGAGTTTTTTTCGCCACCGCCAATCCTATTGACCTGGGAGACCGCCGAGAGGATGGCCTCGACGGGGCCGAAGGCGCCCGCCTGCAGGGCATTGAGGTCGGCCGCGGTGAGCAGCGGCGCGTCGTCGTCATCAACCAGGGAGACGATGCCCATGCGTGCGAGCAGGGTAGATTTGTCGGCGGCGGGATCGTCGGCGATGGCACGGAACTCGCGCTCGGAGATTTGGCGGATGCGTACGGAGCCGATGCCGTCGACGTCCTTGATGACGATGGCCGGGGCGATGGCGGTAAGGAGTTGGTCGCGATTGAGTGCCATGATTTTGGGTCCTGAGTGGGTGGGTGGTGAGTGGGTGATCAGGTGGCGAAAATGCTGCTTAGTTGGTGGCGACGGCGCCGGTGATGCGCAGGCCGATGGTGCCCTTTTTGATCTGATCGACGCCCGACGCAATTGAGAACTTTTTGCAATAGGCAAAGAAGGCCTCAGTGATGCCGTCCGAGGCGACGATGCGATAGCCGAGCTTGGTCCCGGAGGTCTTGGCGGCACGGATGGCGAGCTGGCCGGCATCCATGGGCAGGACGTTGACGTCGATCTGGATGTTTCCCATATCCTGCAGCCCGAGCACGACCTCCTTGGCGACCGAGTCAAAGTCGGTGGCGTCTATTTCGGCCGCCTGGCCGTCGTAGCCCGAGTAGGTCTTGACGCCGCTGACCTTGGTCCAGGTCTGAGGGGTGCAGGTGCCGGCAGTGCCAGCTGCGGAAAAGCCCGAGGCGTCGACGTTGACCGTAAAGCTGGCGCCGCTGGCGACGGTGACGACGCCGAGCACGCCATTGATCTCGGGCATTCCGGTGACAGCGCCAAACAGCACCACGTCGCCGATGGCGAGGGTATTGATGGCAGCGCATACCGCGGGCTTGGCCTTGGTGATGCCGGTGAGGATGACGGCGGAGCCCTGGGTACCGCTGACGTACAGCTTGGTACCCTGGGCCGAGACGGCGGAAGAAGTCATGATGCGCTCCAAAAAAAGGCCCGCACAGGGCGGGCCGGGTGGGAATGGATAGTCACGGGATCAGGGGTTGAGGGCGCGGGCCTCGTCCTCGACGCCCTGCGCAAGGCGGGTCTTGATGGCCTCGACGGCGCGCTCCTTATTGGCCTCAAAGGCCGGGCGCATAAACGGGTGAGCAGCCATTTTGCTGGTGCCAAACTCGACCCAGCGCCAGTAGTAGGCGTCGAGCTTGCCGTATTTCTTGACGCCCTTTTTCCCGGCCGAGCCGTTGGGGGCCTGACGGACAAAGACATGCGCGACCTCCTTACCGGGGCCACGGTCGCGGTTTGAGCGCGCCATGTAGATCGCCCTCCGCAGCGTTCCGGGAGGCGGGTGTCCCGTTGCGACCGGGCCGGTAGAGATCGGAGCGATGATTTTGGCGGCATCGCGCACGATGACGGCGCCGGAGAGCACCGCGGCGCGCAGCTGCTTGGTGGCGACGCGATTGGGCAGCTCGGAGAGCGCCCGCTTAAGCTCGCTGAGGCCAGAGACGTGCATCATTTCCGCCATCTCAGCTCCAGACCGAGAACTCAAGAAGCAGGCGAAACAAGCGCGTATCGGGGTCCGGCTCGTCGCGGGGCGAGGTGATTAGGTAGGAACCAAAGACCCCGGCATTGGCGGCAGCCTGCATAGCATCGACGACGGTGGCGGCGATGCTGTCAGCGACAGCCGGGGTGCTCGCATAGACATCGATCTGCACGCGGGTGTTATCGGCGGACGGCGAGCCGTCGAGGACGTTTTCAACGTTGCTGCCGGCAAACGCATAGACGATATAGGGCGCGACGACGCCCTGCCCCGCGCGTGCGCGCCACGCGCCTCCGCTGGCCAGCGGGTTGAGGATGGCGAGGAGATCAGAAGAGAGGGTCATGCCTGCACCAGCCCCTCAGAGCACTGGCATACGACCCACTGGCGCCCCTCTTTTTCGTCGCGTACGGACAAAACGTTGAACACCCGCGCGCCGTAGGTGATGCGGTAAGCCGCGGCGGCCCTGGGGTTGTCCAGCTCGGTGCGCCAGCGGACGGTGACGTCGTGGCTGATCTCGGCATTCACCGTCTGGGCGGCGATCAATTCACGGCCTGAGAGCGGCTTGATCGCTGCCCAGACGGTGAAGGCGTCGGTCCATGCGTCGAGCACACCGCCGGCCCCGTCGCGCCCGGTGGCGCGGGTCTGGAAGGTGATCCGCCGTTTGAGTTCTCCGGGAGTCATGGCGCGCTTACGCCGGGTAGGCGGTTAGAGTGATCTTCGAGCCGGCGCCCAGCGCATTTACTGCGTCGGCGTTTGTCGCAATGACGATCACATACCGACCGCTGGGGCGGAAGTTGAGATCCGCCGCACCACTCGCAGACAAAGCACTTGCGTAAATCGAGCCCAAGGCTATCGCGGCGGCTGAATTCTTCCGACGGGCGCCCGAATATACGGTGGTATCGCTGCCAAGCACTTGCACACCGCTCAGCCCCGACGATGGCACCATGGGATAAACGATGCACGACAGCATCACGTACTGATCCCACATCGGCCCCAAGTCGAATACGACGTACGCCTGCGCCGAGGCCGCCAGTGGTGTGACGCCGCCAATATCCCCACTCACCCATCCCGGAACACTGCCCCCCCCGGCGACGGCGTTGAGGCCGGAGGTCATCACGAGGACCGCCGGGCGCAGAGCGATCACTTCGAGGCGGTGGCCGCCCGGCACGTCCGCGGCCGGCGTGCCGACGGGGACGGAGTTGGTTAACAGAGTGCTCATGCTATGTCCTCAAATCAGGAAAAAGTCATCACGCGGAAGGGATCAAGCAGGCGGTCGACAAACGGCTGCGGCGAGAGCGTGGCGCGCTCCAGCAACGCCTGCTCTTCGCGGTGCTGGTACATGCTGCCGATGCGCAGGAGCATCCACGCTTTGATGCCCTGGGGAACTGCGGCGGCGAGGCCATAGCCGGCGGTGAAGGTGATCTGCACTGCATTGATCTCCTGCCGGGTGGTGGGCCAGGCTTTGCCATAGGCCGGCAGGATGCGGGCAGGCTCGGAGACGCTGTCCACCTTGTAGTCGGTGACGGCCATGGTCGAAATACCGCCGCCGGTGTCGGTGTATTGGATGCTGTCCACGCTTTGCAGCGGGCACAGCGGCAACAGGAATCCGTAGCCGGTGCGGTCGGTGACCGGGAACTGGGACACGCCGCCCATGCCGGCGAGACCCCATTGCTGGCCGAGCCAGTATTCGGTGAGGCGGCCGGCCATTGGCGATGGGAAGCGGTCGGTGGCGAGGAGCCATTGCTGCGTCACCAGCGCCCGCCGGGTGATGGTCTCGGCGCACTGGCGCGCGGTGACGATGAGGGCCGCAATGAGGGCATCGTCGTCAGCGATGTCCACGCGCAGATGCGCCTTGGCTTCGGCCAGCGAGACGGGCTCGACGGAGGGGCCGGCGAGGAGCTGGATCGGCATGATGCTTAGGCAGCGGGTGCGGCAACGGCGGCGCCGTGCTTGATGACCGTCTGGCCGAGCTGCTCGACGCAGTAGGCGACGGCCTCCGGCGTGGCATCGACGGCGCCGGACGGCGTCAGCGACTTAACGATGGCCGGTGTGAAGTCGACGACTTGATTCGGGGTGTAGGTGGCCGTGTCGACGGTGGTTTCGACGAGAATGCGGACGGGGGGCATAGCGATCTCCGGATATGAATAACCCGCCGAGGCGGGCTGATGAATAGTGCAGACGTCTGCAGCGATCAGGTTGCCGAGTTTTGGTAGTACTTGACGGGGTTGGTGCCGGCGTCGAGCAGGCGACCGTCCCAGCGCGCAAACATCAGAAATGCAACCTGCAGGTTGTCGGCGTAGCGCTCGACCAGGCGCAGCAGGGTGACGGCGCGGACCTGACGGGCCTTGTACTTGCCGAGCTGCCCGAAGATGATGCTCTTGGCGTTGGCGGCCATGACGGGCATGTCCTGATTGATGACGGCATCGAAACCCATCACCTGGTCGCTCATCGCCCCGGCAAGGCCATCGTAGCCGGGCAGGTAGATCGGACGGCCCTGGCTGTCCTTCATTTTGCGGATAACCTTGAGCGAGCTGTCATGCATCATCATTTTCGCGCCGCCGCTGTTGCGATAGGCCGGATCGATGGAGTGCACCAGATCGACCAGATCGTCGTAGATGATGCCGACCGTCTGGCCGGTGAGGCCGACCTTGCCGGAGACGGCATCCAGCATGATGCCGCGCGGCTGGCCGGTGCCGGTGCCGTTGGTGAAGTGGGCGTTGAGGGCGCGGCCGATGCTCCCGGACAGGGCGTTGACGATGTAGTCGGAGCCGAAGGCGCTGTCCTGCAGCAGCTCGTAGGAAATGGGCAGGATCGGGGTGCGGTAGGTGAAGGCGCCCAGGTTGGCGATGCCGAACGGGGTCGAGGAGTCGGTGCCCCCCGTGACGCCTTCGCCGACGATGGTGGCGAGCACGCCCGTGTAGTTGAAGGTCGGCATCGGGAGGACGGCGCCGGTGTCGGTGGTCATGATGTCGGAGACGCCCAACATGCCACCGTAGGCCTTGAGGGCAATTTCGAGCTGATCGCGGAAATCCTGCGGCACGGTATAGGCGCCGGTATTGCCGGCAGCACCGGACAGGGCGCGCGCTTCCTGGGAGGTGTCGCGCTTGGAGAGCATCAGGGTGCGCTCTTCCGGTTCGAGCTCGGCGACACCGTGACGGATCATTTTTTCGAAGACACGCTTTTCTTCGGCGCGCACTTCATCGCCTTCGGTCTTTTCGTCGGGCTTTCCGGCGAGGCGGCCCGCGGCGCGCAGTTCGGTGGGGACGGTGGCGCCGAGGCCAGCGACGCGCTGCGAGCGCTTGATCTGGGCGTCAAGCGCTTCGATCTCACTGTCCGCGGCGATCCACTTTGCGTCTTCGTCGGTCGTAAAGCCGCGCTCAGCCTTTTCAGCGGCTTCGTGCATCGCCTTCATTTCGGCGGCGATCTTCGCACGCTTTTCTTGCAGGTCCTTGAGGGTCATCGTCGTATCTCCGGATGCAGGGCAATGGGTTCCCGCAGCGCGCCGCCCTGCGAAGCAGCGACCGCGGAAATGTTCAAAAACGGCAAAAGGCCCGCGCTTGGCGGGCCTTGATAGGGGGTGGTGATCAGTTAAAGACGGTGCAGCACCAACTTCCTGCGGCGAGCATCGGCAGCGCGCTGCAGGGCATCCGGCGCGGCCTTGCGGGTGCTCTGCCAGGCGCTGAGGCTGCGTACGGCGCTGGTGGCGTCGGGATAGGCCGGGATGCTGACGGGGGAGACGTCGTAGAGGCGGCCGATCTTGGTGAGGGTGCGAATGATGACGCCATCGTCGTTTTCGTCCCACGTGTCGCCGCCGGCCGCACAGCGGAAAGCGAAGCTGCTCTGCGTGACATCGCCGCGGGCCATCGAGACGGCGAGGTCGCGGGCGGCCTGGGTGTCGGGCAGGTCGCATTCGTAGGCGAGGCCGGTGTCGTCGACGCTGAGGCGCAGGGTGCCGGCGACACTGCGGCCGAGGATGAGGTCCGATTCGTGGTTGAAGAAGCAGCGCACGTCGTCGCCGAGCACACCGTCGAAGGCGCCGGGGGCGATCTGCTCGCGAAAGCCGCCGAGATTGTCCGACAGGCAGTTGAAGACCGCGCCATAGCCCTGAATGGTGACGAGCGCGGGCGCATCAGCGGTGGGCGCGGTCTTGCGCAGCTCAATGCGTCCGGCGGTGATAAAGCGGCGTTCGATGTCCATTACGGCTGTCCTTTTGTGGAGACGTCTGCACTGATCTTGCTATTGAGCACTTCGCCGGCCCGGTCGGCCGGGATCATGTTGAGCGGCGAGAGGTAAATGTCACCGCCTTCTACGCGGTTCATGTTTTCCTGCTCGCGCACGTCGTTGGCGCTGAGCCAGCCCCATTGCCGGCCGACGGCGTAGGCGTCGTAGCGGCTCTTCATGTCGCCGCGGAGCAGACCGGCGAGGTTGAAGCGCACGAAGTAACGCCCCTTGAGGACCGGCGAATGCGCGAAGAGCTTGCGGTTGAGCTCCTGCTCCCAGCGCGTGACCCACGACAGCATGGTGTGCTGCACGAACTCGATGTTCTGCTGCTCGATGTTGCTGAAGGTCGCGTGCTCCATGTCGCCGATCATGTGGCCGGGAACGCGGTAGATGCGGGCAATTTCGGATAGCTGAAAGCGGCGCGTTTCGAGGTACTGCGCGTCGGCGAGGGGCATCGACAGCGGGTTGAACTTCATGCCTTCTTCGAGCACCGCGACCTTGCCGGCGTTGGCCTTGCCGGCATAGACGGATTGCCAGGATTCGCGCAGGCGGGTGGCGGCTTCGGAGGTGACTTTGCCGGGATGTTCGAGGACGCCCGACAAACGAGTACCGTTTTTGAAGAAGCTGCCGCCGAACTCATCGGCGTTGAGCGACAGGTTGATGCTGTTTCGCTGCAGCGCGATGGGCGACATGCCTGCGATGCCGTTGTAGCCGGGCGCGGGGATGTGCAGGATGTCGCGATCTTCGAAGATTTCCCCGGCAATTCGGTAGATTTTGCGCAGTGTTCCGGCTTCGTTGATGAGTTCTGGTTGTACTTCCCAGGCAGGCAGCGGGTAGAGGCCGATGACACGCCCCGTCATGGCGTCGCGCTGGATCTCAGCGTAGGCGTTGCCCCACAGGGCGGCCTGCATCTGTTCTTGCTCGCGGAAGACATAGCTGGTCTGGTAGCTGTTGGGCTCGTCGTGCAGCAGGGTGTATTCCGGCAGGGTGTCGGCGAGCTGGGTTTCGCCGTTGGAGTCGAGGCGATAGATGTGCAGCGGGAGCGCGGCCAAGGTCTCGGCGAGGAGCGTGACGCACGCATAGACGGCGGTGGTCTGGATGGCGCGCTGGGGACGCACGGGCGGCGTGCTGCCGTTGTCCATCCACAGGGCATCCATGATGCCGGGATCGTCGAGCGAGTAGCGCGGGTTCTCGGGGCTCATGCGCTGCTCGCCCTGCCCCAGCCAGTGCATCGGCTTGAGGCCGCGGTCGGCGATGTAGGCCCGTGCCTGCGCGAGTTTTGCGGCTTGGCTCATAGGATGAGGAGTCCTCGTTCTTCGTAGGGGCTGGGGGCGTTTTCGAGGCGGGTAGTGCTGCTGCCGGTGGCCATGACGGCGGCGACGATGCCGTCGACGCGGCCGGTGGCCTTTTCTTTTGCAATCTTGCGGTTGCCGGCGGGGTCCGAGGACACGACGGCATTGGCTGCACACCAGGTCATGACCGGATTGCCGCGGTGGCGGAGCAGCCGCTCGATGATGCGGCGCTCGATTTCATCGACGGCAGGGGCCATGTCCTTGAAGCCCTGTCCGTAGGGCACCAGCGGCAGGCTGATTCCCTCCTGCTCCATGAGCATCTTGAGATCTTCGATCCGCCAGCGGTCGTAGGCGATGGCCTGCAGGTCGTAGAGGCTGGCAATCTCTGCGGCCTGCTTGATGACGGCGAGCTTGTTGATGGCGCGGCCGGGCGTAGTCAGGAGCCAGCCGGCGTCGCGCCATGCGATGTAGGGCACGCGGTCCTTGTCGGCCTTGTCGTGCAAGCCATCTCCGGGCAACCAGAACCATTCAAGCTGGCGCCAGTACGGGTCGTCATCCGTCGGCTCGAACTCCAGCACGAGGGCGGTCAAGTCCTGCGTGCTGGAGAGGTCAAGACCGCCCCAGCAGCGCCGGCCGAGCAGGCGGTGAAGGTCGAAGGCTTTGTCTTCGCAGGCGAACCAGGCTTCGCCGCCGATCCACGGTGCGGCGGCTTCAACCCATTGGCAGAAGCAGAGGCGCCGGACGATACTTTCTTTGCTCGGCATGCCGCGCGCTTCATTGACCTGGCCGCGCAGGTAGCGCATGCCGGGCAGGCCGTGGCGCAGGCTGGGGTTGGCTTTGTGCCAACACTTTTCGTCCTTGAAAGGGTCGTCGCCTTCGTCCAGGGCGCAGATGTAGGCGAAGAACTCGTCGTCCTTGAGCTGGCCGGCGCTGACCTTGGCGCCATAGTCGTGGTAGCTCCAGCAGACGGTGCGTTTGTCGGTGCCGCTGTTCGTGATGCTGACCATGAGGGGCTGGCGCCGGCTCTTCTGTCCGGCCTTGAGCATCTCGATGACATAGCCGTCTTTGTGCTCGTGCAGCTCGTCGAGAAGGGAGACATGGGGCCGTGGGCCGGATTGGCCTCCGCCTTCGGACGAGATCGGCTTGAAGAAGCTGTAGGTGCTCAGCGCGGAGAGCTGCCAGACGCCCAGGCCGGTGCCGCTCTTGGTGATCGCTGCGGCGAGCGCAGGGGAGTGATCGACCATGGCGACGGCATCGCGAAAAAGGATCATGGCTTGATCCTTCTTGGTCGCGGCGGCATAGACTTCGGCGCCAGGCTCGCTGTCGGCCATCATCCCGTAAAGGCCGATGCCGGCGGCCATGGGGGATTTCCCCGACCCCTTGGCAGTCTCTACGTACGCAGAGCGGAAGCGCCGGAAGCCGTCCACGCCATGCCAGCCGAACAGGGCTCCGACAATGAAGGCCTGCCAGTCAAGCAGTTCGTAAGGGACGCCCTCGTACTCACCGCCGTTGAGGCGCAGAACGTCCCGAAAGAAGCCGATGGAGCGCTCGACGGCGGCGAGGTCGAAAAAAAGACCCCTTGCGGGGCCTGTATCGAGGTCATCCAGGTGTCGCCGGCACGCGTCGCGCACATGCGGCCCGGCGATGATCTTGCCGGAGACGACATTGCGCGCGTAGCGGGTGACGGGATCTCTAGAAGTACTTTTTGGCTGGGCTCTGCGGGCCATTACCGAACAGGTCTCCCTGGGGCTGGATCTGCACCCGGCTGCGCGCGGCAGGCGACATGCCGAACTCGCGCAACACGGTCATCTGCTGCTTGAAGGTCATGGACTGGATCAGCGACCACGGGTTGATGTACTTCCCAGCCTCAACCTTTTCGCCGCCCTCCTTCTCTTCGGTCTTGCAGGCGAGCAGGTCTTCACCCGTTCCAGTCTGCAGGACCGCGTAGCGATACTGGGCCTCGGCAATGCACAGCTTGCACAGCATCATGACGTCGATTTCGGTCAGGAGTTTTGCGGTGGCCAGCTTCGGCGCCACGTCATCCCACACTTCTTTAGCCGCAGACGGCAGCCATACCGGCGCGGTCAAATCCTGCAGGTATTTCGGATCGGGCTCTTGCTTATTCGCCGCCCTCTTTCCGGGATTGCCTGCGACCAGCTTCAGCGCGCTGGGTTTAGGAGGTCTGCCTGCCATTTAGGGGTCCCCCTATCCATTTCGCGGTTGTGAAAACAAAGGTAACCATGCGGTCGCCAGCGAATACGCGGCAGAGATTTACCCCCCCTACCCGTCCGGATCGGCCGATTTTCAAAAATCGTGCCAGATTTGCGGATTATTCAACTTCGGTTCCAGTGATGCGTCGGATCGTCAGGGATACCAGCCAAGTCGCAGCCGACTGCGCGACCTGAGCGTTCCGCCCGCTGCTTGTGGCTGTCGTGGCAGTGCTTGCACAGCGCCTGATGATTGACTGGATTCCAGAACAGCTTGTGGTCACCGCGGTGCGGGGCGATGTGATCGACCACCGTCGCCGCGACCACCTGACCGCGCTGCTGATGCATCACGCACAGCGGATGCGCGGCGAGATACCGCTCGCGGTAGCGGCGCCAGCGGCCGTCATACCCGCGCTTGGTCGCCGACTCACGCTCAGTCATTGCGCAGCTCCAAAGCAAAAAGCCCGCAGAGCTTTCGCTAGCGGGCTTACTCGGGGCGCACCTCTCCCCACGGCCCGAATAATCAACGCATCACAGATCAATGTCAATACCTTTCTTGTGCAGGCCTGCAATTAAAACTTCGTGCGCAGCTTCCAGCACCTCCGCGTAGTTGTTGCGCGGGAATTGCCAGACCGCGCACACGCCGTAGCGTTTGCAGATCGCCGCGCAGTGGATCGGCTCCAAGTCCTGCGACACCACCGTATCGATCAGCTCCGCACGCTCCGACTCGGCGCGCTCGTAGATGTCTCCGCTCGCCCCGCGCAACAGCGGAGAGTGTGATGGGAACCCCGTGCGCGAATCATCGCGCCGCATCCAATCCACCCACTCCGACATCACCACCTGGAGCCGCTCCATCCGATTCCGGACCGCATCCAGCCGATCACCCCGCGCCGGTCGATCAGCACCGATCACCACCCGCCGCCCTATCACCGCTGCCGCCATCTCACACCCCCTGTTTCGCCAACGATCCAAATGTCTTGCACCACGCCTCAATCCGCTCCTCGCGCGGCCGCGGATCGATGGCCGGATCAACGCCCTCATCCGCCGCCATGTCCAAGCGAATCACCGCACGCCAATACTCGACCACCACCACCCCCTCCGCGCCGCTCACGATCCATGCGCGCGTCACCGCGTCAAAGTCCGCCGCAAAGCGCCGTGCATCGCGCGCTAGATGCGCCGGAATCGCCACCGTGCTCAAAACTCAATCTCCACATCAATGCCCGCAAGCGGCGCCGCCTGGAGCTGCCGCACCGTCGGCCGGTACGCCGGTGCAGACGCCTGCAGGATCGACCGCCGATACCGATCCAGCCGCGCCAGCCCCTCGCCGACGCCGTCACCCGGCACGATCAACCCTGCGCCCTGCAGCCACGCCCGCGCCTCCAAGGTCTTGAGCTGCTCAGCCTGAGCGAGGACCGCCGCCCGAGTCTCAACCCGCTCGCGGCGCATCCGCTCCCGCTCTGCATCCGACACTTCCGACACCGCCCTGCGCCTAGCCATGCCCCTGCTCCCGCTTCTCCAACGCCGCCAAAACCCGCGCCCGGAACGCCGGCATCTCCTCGCCCGGCATTGCCGGCCGCAATCCCAGTTCGAGCGCCGTCGCCGACAAATCCAGATCGACGACGCCCCGGCGCCGCGCCTTCTCCGCGCCGCGCCGAGCCGCTGAGCGCATCGACTTGATGATCGTCGCCAGATAGCCAAGGTTGATCGGCTGCACCGAATCCGCTTTCGCACGCTCCGCATGAGCCCGATCCAGCGCCTCGCCCAGCTCCGCCGTCGTCACCTGCACCGCGGCCCATCCATCGATCACCCGCGAGGCCTCCGGCGCGTAGATTCGGCGCTGCTTCAGCACCGCCCGCAGTTCCGCGGCGCGGATTTCGGCGGGGCTCCGCTCGCCCACCGGGCGTGACTCGTTCTCTGCCAAACCAGCAGGCACTTCGGCCTGACGCCCGCTGTCCGAAGTGCCCACACCCTCAGCACCGCCGCCACAACGGCGCGCAAGCGCCGGGTGCGAGGCCGCAGGCCGATCTCGACATGGGTCTTCCTGCGTAGTGCCGGCCTGCCCAAGCGGGCCGGCCTGTGAGGGCGTAGCCCGATCTCGATAAAGGCCCCCCGCGGCCCGCTCATCGCCCGGCGCTACCTTCCGACCAGTGGTTGACGATGATTGGGGTGGTGTACTTCTTTGATCTTCGATGTGTGGCCCGTTCGGGCCTTTTGGGTCATTTTGGGGTGTGGCCCGTTCGGCCGTTTCCACCCCTTCAAAACCATCAAAACACGTTCTAATACAATCACTTGTGAAATCGTGAGAGGTGGCCTGTTTTGTGGGTAAGTCAGTGGCCCGTTCGTGGCCCGTTTGTTTTGGACGCACGGGCGCGAGGTCGGCCATAGGACAGAAAAAAACCAAAAAC